AGTTATACCGGTATTATCATCAATAAATCCAAATGTTACTTCATCATAGTTAATACCAGTTTGAACATTCTTTTTTCTATTATATTGATGTTTAGTATCAACATCAAGTCTATAAGAAGGCAACGATACTTCATTTGCAAGAACACCTAACTCTTTTCGAAACTGGTCACTATTAGGAATAAAGCCAAGCGGAGCACTGTATTCAAATACCACATGGTATAAGAACTTCATCTTTGGAGCTAAAGCAAAGTTATGTTGTGTGTATAACTGATGTGCATGCCTTGCATCTCGCAAATGCAAGTCACTATTACTGTTAATTAAATACGGATCTACTATACTCATAGTAATATTTATCTCGTAATATAACTGCGTATATAATAAAAAAGCGGGGACCGTGTAAGATCCCCGCTTGAATAGAATGACAGTTTAATCTTTAGATTAAACGAAGTTAGTACCACCAGTAACTTGTGTACCACCTGAAGCGCCTTGTGTTGCTCTAGTAGTAATTTCACCAATACCGTTTTCGCCATCGCCGTCTGCTCCATATTGGATAGCGTTGTCGTAACGAATAGTTAGTGCTACAGTTACAGGATCGTTTGTTGCATATGCTAGTGTATTGTAGTTTGCTGACTCAACGTAGCACCCTACTAAATGGAATCTGTCTAGTACTTGCGCACCGCCAGCATTACCGTTTCCACCGTCTAGTATTTCAATTCTAGTTTGGAATTTATATGTACCACCAGCAACAGCACTTGCTTGCTCAAAGAAGTCAAACTGTCTTTGAAGTTGCTGACCAACAATTTTTTGTACGTTGTTGTTTGCATCTTCTCTTAGTGTTAATGTAATTGGTTCCCATGTATGCTTACCAGCTAGATATGATCTACTGTTGTATGCATCAATGGTAATTTGTTCAAAACTCAAGTTTGGACGAGTTACGTCTACAACCTGTCTTGAAATTTCTCTTACACCGTCTGGTCCACCAGTTGTACCAAAGCCGTCGAGCAATACTCTAAAGCGGTATTGCAGTTTTGGCATTAATAGCGAACTGTTAGAACCTGATCCCTCTGTTGGGATTGATATGTTCTGTAGTGTTGTAATTGGCATTCTATTCTCCTAATACGTTATATGTATTTATCCAATTGGCCCCCCATTGCTGAGGGGCCTCTATTTTTAGCCTAGTGCAGCAATCTCACCAGTGTTCTTAATACGCAATGGAATGTAAATGAATTCAATTGCTTTAACTGGCTCAATAGCAATATCTAGATATAGCTCGTTACGGTCTATTCTAGCTGGTGTGTTGTTTGATTCATCACATACAACTAGGTAGTCATATAAAGCTCTTAAGCTAACTAGTTCTAAACAGAACGCATCAGCTGCCGCTTTGATTTGATCACGTGTGATCTTATCGTTTGGCTCAAATAGATATGGTCTTGCCAATTTCTCTAGCTGGCCACGCATGTAAACAACTAGACGTGCTACGTTAATACGATCTAGTGCAGAAGCATTTCTTGCGCGAGTCTTCTGACCAAATACAACTAAACCTGCACCACTAATAAATGTGATTGGGTTAATGTTGTTAGTGTATAGTGTATCACGTTGTCCAGTGTTTAGTGCTACTGAAACAAATTCGCCTTCTGAGTTAATATAACCAGATGCTGTTGCGTTTGTAACACCGCCGCGTCTTGTACCTGCTGGTGCAAACCAGGGGAATGCCACTTGGTCATTTAGTACTAGTGTACGTAGTGCCATATGACTTGGAGGAACAACAATGTTGTTACCTGCATTGTCACTTGTGAATCCCCATGGATAATACATGCCCATGTACTCGTCGAAACTAACTGCGCCATCGTCATTATCTTCAACTGCTAGTCTTACGTTAGACGCCCATTCATTTAATGAAGTTGCATCTGGTGTTAGTCTAGCTGGTGAATCACCTACAACAAATGCTGTTAAGCGTCTATCATAGTTTAGTGTGATCATTTCACCAATTAGTTCTGGATAACCTGGTGTAGCAATCAAGTTAAATTGACGCGATTCTTCATCACGTACATCTAAGTTACCGTTAACTTCGGCTTGTAGTGCTTGTATTACTGACTTACGTTGCGCATGGCGTCCAAATGTGCCTGATCCATCTTCATTGTTGCCTGAATCAGTAACCCAACGGTGTGGATAATATCCATCCATTGATTGATCATCGCCTGATACAAAGTCATAAACATCTGAACCTAGAACTGATGTTACAGGGAATCTAATGTTATCACCATCAACATCAATGTAGTTACGCTCAAAACGCTTAACATTAAATCCTGAACGTCTTAGATTCCATAGCAACATACCTTTCGGATATAGTGCCGGATCTGGAGCATCTGGATCTTTATAGTTACTTGTTAACAGTTCGTCAATATCAGCTGCTGCTGAGTTTGATCCTGCATCACTCCAACGTGCATCTGCAAACAAAATACCATTTTCAGTAGTTTGATCTGATGAATCAATTTCAATCCAACTTGCTAATGTACCGTTGTAACGATGTACTGTTGGGAAGTTTTCTAAATCCGAAGTATCAACCCAAAGATCTCCGTCAACTAACGGATCACCGTTGTCTTGAACAGTTGGAGCTGTTGCAGTCACTTGTGGTCCTCTATCGTTGGTATTGTTATAATCTAAACTAAAGTTTTTATAACCTACCCAATCATCACCATTGTGAATCATGATATCAACTTCATCTACAACTGAACTATACCATAGTTCGCCGTCTGCTGTAAGCTCTAGTGGCTCATCTTCGCTTGCTGTGTAAGTTAGGACTTGCCAGTTACTTGCAACATACTGTGCAGGATTATCTCCTGATGTAGTTCCTGGTGCATAATATAAATTTGGCGTTGTACCTTGTGGATTTGCTGAATCGTATGGAACAAAACCCATTTCAGTAAATGATCCGTTTGTATCTACAATTTTAATTTCACCGCCTAGTTTATGTCTAATTACAACACGATTTTGTCCATCAACACTTGCAAGGACGTTAGTTAAACCAGCTGCATTAATTGCGCCTGCTAGTGCATCTGCGTCCGTTGATGTACCTGTAGCTGTAAATGTTACAGTTTTAGGACTTCCTGTGTAAATCATGCTGTTTACTTTAGTTTCGTCAATAGTAAAATCAACATCGCTTGCAGCTTGTAATGTTCCGCTAGTAACTTTTGGTGAAGTAATAATAGTTGCACCGTTAGTTTTACGACGGAATATTTTCCATGTACCTAGCTTTTGTGCATCTTGTTCAACATTTGCTCTAACATAAACATCGCCTGTTATTAGATTTGCTCCGCCACCTGCTTTGTCTAAGTTATAAATTGCTTGTTCATTAGACTGATAAATCGGAGCAGTAACAGTATCCCATAACTGTGTGTCACCATTATAAATTTTAATACGGAAGTTTGCACCGCCATTTGGTTCTGTAGTTTTTAACCAAATAGAACCGGTTGGACGTGGTGTAGTGTCTCCTGACTTAAATTCAGGAATTAATGTATGTGGTGCAATTGCAACTGTTGGTGATGCATATGTACCTGCAATAATTCCTAAGTCAGTTAACAATGTGCCTGTACTGTTTGCAACAACGACAGAGTCATTAGAAGTATAAATTTCTAATCTTCCGTCAACTGCTGCTGCACTTACACCTGTTACGCCTGCGCCATTAATAGCAGATGCTATATCTGCTACACCTGTGCCGTTAATTGCAATTGGTGCAGATCCGTCTAGTGTAATTGAGTGGCCATTGGTTAATGCTGGATTAGCTGCTGTTCCTTTAACTGCTGCCCAACTAGAACGCCAATCATCGTCGCCTACTCCTACCCAAGTACCTGCACTATTTTTATACCATAGTGTGTTTAATGTAGTAATAGCAACTACTGCATAATCTCCAATAGCACCTACTGCTTCTTTTGGTGCTCCTGGTGATGTAGCTGAACCAGTTACATCGTTTACTTCGGTAATAACAATTGGTGTAACAGAACTAAAGCTCTGCCCGCCCGAAGTAGTTAGTGCTGCGCCGTTCCACTCAAGTACACCAAAATCGGTTACTTGTGTATCAAACCAGTATGCGCCATCAGATGGTTCGCCGCCTGGTGCAGTTGCACTTGCTTGTAGTTTGCTTAAATCAAGATCTGCTCTACATACATATACACGGTTTGTTACGCCAAGTAATGAGTATGCAGTTTGTAGACCGTATTCGTTTAATTCGCCCCCATGTATCATATTTCCGTTATTATCGGAATAAAATAATGGATCGCCAAATGTTTCACCAAGCTCACGTTGGCTGGTGATTAAGTAAGGTTTACCAGCGTTTGCCTTTAACGTACCTACCGCTGTTCCTGCGCCACTGCTTGAAGTTTTATTTTCAGCTGATGCCACAAAGATCATAGGTACAGTACCAGCTGCTGCTGGGGTGTAGAATGATTCGTCAATTACTTTGACTTCTACGCCTGGTGATACTAATGCCATATTCTTTCTCCTAAGATAGTAGTAATGTATTCTGTACTATGCTTGTATTTAGTATAATAAAAAGAAAACTAGCTTTTAAACACCCAAAAAAAGGGACCGAAAAGGTGAGGTAAATACAATATGAGACCTTTATGTGTTTGTGGTGAACGTCCTGCTGCTATAAATTATAAAAAAGGAAACAGAACTTATTATCGTAAGCTCTGTGAAACCTGTTTACGCAATGGTGCGGGACACGGTATACCTAAATGGCGGCAACGAGGTTACGAAAAGAAAACTCAATGTGAAAAGTGCGGTTTTAAATCAAAGCATGAAGAACAATTTAATGTGTTTCATATAGACGGTGATTTAAACAACTGCCGTCCTAATAATTTAAAAACTATTTGTGCAAACTGTCAGCGATTAATTCAGAAAGCCGGCGGACGGTGGAAGCAGGGTGATTTACGCCCTGATTTTTAAATATTGTCTTAATAAGAATATCTACATTTCTTTCTAAACGTTCTAGCGAACCATTGTTATCAATAGTGTAATCACACATCCATTGTTCAATACTCATTGAACTAGGATCTTCAGTAGGCAAATGATCTGTACGATCTACCCAAATAGCATAGTCAAAGATTTCTTCATTTTGCATTGCAAAGAATTCTCGCTTGTTGCGCAAGCCGCAATAGATATTGTTTTGTGCAAACAAGTTACGCCCAAGACGTGCTAGATCATCTTTACAGTAATCGTGTATCATGTTGTACCACTCTGTGCGATGATTATGACGATCTGCATAACACTCTTCTTCGTCTGCATAACCGTACTTGTCTTTTAAATCATTGAATATAAAAAGTTCTGAACAGAACTTAGAACTAGATTGAAATGTGTAGCCGTATTTTTCTAATAATTCACAAACAGTGTCTTTGCCGTGTCTGCCATGTCCAACTACAAGTAGTTTAGGTAACATATAGAACTCCTATTATTTCTATATATTATACAGAAAAATTAGTAAGTTGTCAAGTATTTTTTATAACAAAGAAATTTCCAGGCATAATTTCTTTAGTACACAAATTACTAATACTATATTCATCTACAGCGTTCATTACGCCTGCCCAATCACTACAATAGTCGTCGCCGCATACAATTGATACTTTATTAAAATTTTTTAACCAAGTTTTTACAGCATAATACGTGTGGTCGTCGTCAAGATATACTAAATCCCATTCGTTAGTAAAATATTTACTTTGAATCCAATCTCTACCTTCCATGTGCCATACTTGCTTAATAATAGATTCATTGGGATGTCTTTTAATAACAGTATCAAATATTTCTCGTTGCGACATTTTTAATTTAATTGCCCTTTTAGCAAAGCTACTAGACCATGTTACTAAAGTGTGGTATCGTAACTTAAAATTATCAAGAACATAATACGAAGTATTTTTAGGAAGTACATCTAACCAGGCCCAAGTACTTCTTCCGTAGCCGCAACCAATTTCTAAAATTCGAGGTGAATTAGGTAATTGTGATACTAAAGATTTATAAGCAGTATGTTGTTTTGGGGAAGTTGCGCCTGGTATTTCTAGTGCAGACGAAACATTTAAAAATAATCTTTTATTAGCCAATTAAAAATCCGTATCCTGTGCCGCCTGCAACTGCTTGAGATACTTCTGCTTCTAACTTTTCCATTTCAGCTTGTGCTTCGGCTTTTAGTGCATCTCCGTTAAGAGTTGAACCACCTTGTGGTCCTGCAATAGTAGCAAACTTGCTTCGTGCTTCACCTAGCATAAACTTACAACTAGCAAGTGTATAATCTTTAATCCATTGTACTGCTAGATAATCTTCTAATAGTTGTTCATCTGGACGGTAGTTG